GTTTTATAACACTCCCGTTCGGTGGAAAACAAATATGACCGCCTACAAATGTTTGTTCTACAATCCAACGGGCGCCTATTACACCGATCCTCTTACGAGCTTCACCAACAGGCATCTTTTCACAAATTGCATTTTCGATATTTCGCGTTTTATCTCAGGCAAAACCGTAACTCAGCAAGAGTGTTTAGATGACGTTAAATTGGTCGATTGCGTTTTGACTGGTTCGGGAAATGCTTTTAATCCTTGGTGGGGTTCAGGTGGGGCAAACACCGACTACGATTTTTGTCGAGAGTTCGACGGGAATATTACGTATGAAGTCACAAATTTTCGTTGGCCGAAACTTCCATTTAACACAAAAGATTTTGGCTCCATTTCAGGGGTCAGCGACACACTTTATCCGATCCAGTTGCCAACGGATCCGTTCGTAGATGGAGCTAACACGGACTTCAATCTGAACACCTCACAAGGCGGGATCGACTTGCGTGATCTCTACGCAGCGAACCTATCGAACACAACGGTTAATCAATACAGATATTTGTTAGATCAACTACCGTCGGGCGGGGGCAACGTAATCGTCATCGAGGACAATTAAAATGGCTTTCGACCAAACTTTAGAGCGTAATACTACTTCGAAAATCATCGAAGTGATGATGCGAGACAGCACTACAGGTCAGGGGCTCACTGGCATTAACGGCGTGAACGCGGTCGCGAGTTACGTGATAGAAGGCGCAACGTCGGTGCAATACACTCTCGCGAACGGCTTACCCGGAGCCGTTTACACGTCGGGAGTGTGGGCGGAAGTCGATTCAACTAACATGCCGGGTATTTACCAACTACACGTTCCCAACGCAGCGTTCGCGACCACCGCCGCATCGGTGACGCTAACAATCAAATACGCCGGAGCTCTCGATAAAGTAATTCGCGTTTGTTTGTTGGCGGTCGATCTACGTGATTCAGCAAGTCTCGGGCTGACAAATCTCGACGCAGCGGTAAGCAGCCGATCCACGGTTTCCGCCACCGACATCGTTACCGGCGGAGCGATTAACACGGCGGCGGGAGCAGTCAGCAACGTCACTACCGTCGCGACGTGCTCAGCGAACAGCGACATGCGAGGAACAAATGGTGCTTTGCTCGCAATAAGCGCACCGCCGAACTTTACCTCTTTGGCGATAGACGTATCGGGAACGGTTACAGCGGGTAATATGCGAGGTACAGATAGTGCGTTGCTTGCGGCAAGTGCCCCCACAAACTTCGGCGACTTGTCGATTACGGCAACGGACGGGTACGTAACGCTCGCAGACACGAGCCTCGCAAAGTTTATTACCTTCAACACAGGAGAAACCAGCGCTACAACGGGCTCGGTCGCGGCGCTTGCACAAGGGTCCGCAGGCGGAGACGTAACGGTGGGAGATATTACACAAACTGCACTCGCAAAATTTGCGAACACAGATACGGGAGAGACGTCAGCCACAAGCGGTTCGGTTGCCCAGCTTTCACAAGGGAGTGCAGGAGGCAATGTTACCGTCGGAGCAATGACAGCAGCAGCACTCGCGCAGTTTGCGACGCTGGCTCTTTCCTCGCCGACGGTCGACCCGGCAAGTCTTGTTTCGATTCTACGTTCAGAAAACGAAATCAGCGATTTGACGCAGGCCGCTTTAGCAAAGTTTGCGAATACCGACACAGGGGAAACGACAGCGGCTACCGGATCCGTCGCGAAACTGTCGCAGGGAGGCGGAGGTGGCAGCGTCACGGTCGGAGGGTTCGATCTTGCTGCGTTGCAGGCATTAGTCCAAACGGATACGACCCTTACAGCAGCTAGTTCAGGATCGGTTGCGGCTCTTTCGCAAAGCACGCCACTCGATGCGGCGGGCACAGCGTCAGCCGTATGGGACGCCTTATACGCAAGCTATAAAGCGGCGGGTACGTTCGGAAAATTGATGGATCAGTTGCGTAAAAGCAATTTGTCGGTCGACGGTACGGTAACAAATACGACCACGCCGACAGCTTCGGCGTTCGACAGTGGCATAACAGGCTACGTCGATGAAGCGTTCGATAACGCGTTATTGTTATTTGTTTCGGGATCTCTCGAGGGCGAATCGAGAGCAATATTGTCGTTCGTACAGGCAAACGGACGGGTTACGTTCGAGGAATCGTTTAGTCAAATCCCGCAGCCGGGAGATGAGTTCGTTATTTTGCCCGCACACATACACCCGATCAGCCAAATACAATCCGGGCTTGCTCGCACGACAGACTTGGCGACAGTCATTAAAACAGGGCAGCAGTACACCGCGACAGCACAATCGGGCGACACAATCAACGTAACAATCAGCTAGGACGTCATAATGGCATTACGTAATAGCTTCGCGACGTTTTTCGGAGCGTTGTATCCATCGGAGTCGGACGTGCTTAACACGGCACCCCAATACGGCGACGCGATCAACTTGCTTGCAGGTACAGCTACGCCGTCAGCGGGTACGGTGCCGTCACCAAACGACGTTCGAGTCGGTATTGCAGTCGGCTTCACGACGGGAAACCTAACGTTGCCAACACAGCCACAGGTGCAAAACGGCGTTACTTTCGGTTCATTGGGCACAGAGTTCACAGGGAGCTTAGTTACAAACGTGATACCTACACCACCAGCCGCCGACATGATTCGGCTCAAAATACAAGTTGCTCTCAACGGCGAAGCAGTCGATGAAGCGAAGGTTAAATGCACGCTCGTCGAAGCAAATAGCATCGTCAATAACAATATCGACCCGTCGGTTACAGGTAACGAGGTAGATACGCTTGACGGGTACGCTGAAATCGACCTTTACCGGGCCGTAGCGTTTACCCGGGGTAGCGGCGATTACATGATTCAAGTTGAGCACCACGGGCAAATTCTCGCGAGCCTCAAAGCCGCGATGCCGGACCAGTCAGAGATATTTTTAAGCGAGCTCGTTGCTCTTGCAAATCCAACTTACACAGGGGGCTAATATGTTTTTTCAGCGGTGGCGAAAAAGAAGGCTCGAGCGAAGAGCACGTCGGGAACACTTGCAGCGGTGCATATTCAGCTACGAAACGCATCAGGGAACCCGCCACGCGGATCCGATGCAAATAGCGATGGCATTGAAAACCGATCCCGACTATCTGCCACGACACCTTGATGAAGCGTTGCAGAATGATCCAGTTTCTATGGAAATTGTTGCCAATGCGGCGTCTCGAGCGTTCGGAATACAGCGTCTCGATGAAAGCACGGGAAACGGTATGACAATCGCGGAGCTCATTGGATTAGTCGATGCGTTTGACTTGTGGTGCTTTCGGCTTCAAAAAAAAACGTAATGTTTTCGGACCTAGCCGCTACGTACGGAGCAGGCGACCTATGTCATCTAATCAGAAAACGCTACGACCTAGCGTTCAGTTTGTGGTTAAATAGCACCCGAAGCAGGCTTAGGCAAGCAGAAATCGTAAGGCTCGGAGCTCTTACAGCGGTGAGTGGGGGGCAGGGAAAAGGGTGGTTTTTCGCGAATACTGACACACGCGACGAAGCGATTAGCCAATACGAAAGGCACAGATCGCAGATGAACAGGGAAGCGGCAAAACGATGACAAACGAGGCAAACAATCAATCGTCAACAATCGACGACATAATGCAGCAATCTCGGCAGCCGCGACAGCCGGAGCCGCAGTACGATCCGCGTAACGGCGAGCCTCGAACCCAGCCGGAAACTACAACGGAAATACTCACGTCGGTAAACACCGAAGGGAGCTCGCAGCCGAGAGAGCCACGACCGACGGGAGAAAACACGAACGAAACGGAACGATTCGACGATAACGAAAACATAAATCCAACCGGGTCCGACGTGATGACAGACATCACGAATCGGAGCGGTCAGCCGGGACGCTCTACGGCGGAGAGTCTCGGGAGAAACGTGGGGATGGCAGCCGGGGCGTTTCAAAGCGTCACGGTCGGAATCGGGGCGGCAAACGCAGCATTAAACGGATTGTCGAACGCCGCGTTAAAAGCGAACGCCGGGCTCGCAATGTATAACGCGACGATTGCGGAAGCCGTCGCTCAGGCCGAGGCAGACCAGATAAATCGCCAGATCAATCAGGGCGAGATAATGGGCCCGCAGTATCGCAGGCTCTCGGAGGCACAAAACGAATATCGCGACATGATGAACGAAATACAGTCGCCGCTTCAGGGAGCCGCTCTCGATTTAGCCGCGTCGGTCAGTGAAATGCGTAACGGTCTGGTTCAATACGTATTCCCATATCTGAAGGGTATGGCACTCGGTATCGAAGAAATTGCCTCTTGGCTGCCCGGGGCGAAGAAAAACCAAGCCGCCGACAGCCCGCTCGGAGCCATCGGGTTTCTTAGTGACGTTTCAGATGGGAAGTTCGACGGCAAAGGCACTTCGTATTTCAATGTCGGCAATAAGCCGCTAATGAGTGACGCAGATCGTAGAAGGATATTTGGCCCGTGATTATTGTTTATTACAACGGCGTCGCATTGAAGGATTGCGTTGTAAAGCGGTTCCAGCAGGAGCAGGTTTACGACGAATCGAGAACCAATCCACGATACGATAGTTTCGTGATTACCGTCGAATGTACGCTAGTTGAGGCCGCGCAGCAGGACGCAGGCATTGGCTCGCAATACGACGAGAACCATTTTGCGTACGTGCCGGGTCCAGATTATTTCTACGGGAACGTCGGTACGTATGAGCAGTTGCGAAAACGTTTAATCCACCCAAGGGGAGATTTTTACCTTATCTTCGGTGCGCAAAACTTTAATGGGATCAATGCAACGGGACGATTGCCAGCTTTAATCGCCACCGGACAGGAGACATACGGAGGGTCTGATACGATGCCCGACGATCCGGGCAACCCGACCACACAATTAGATCGTGAAAATTATCTTGACCAAGAGGCGGGTCCGCACGTGCTCGACGTTGCTTGCGAGCAAATATGGGGCGGAAAAGCAATCCGAATCTCGGCCACATTCAAAATCGCGGTTACTAATTGCAACGACCCTAACGCAGAAGTTGGGAAGCCAAGCGAATATGAAGATGACGACTGGCTACACCGGGACCACGAAAATGTCATCGTTTCAAACACGTGGAGAATGACGGAAGCGAAAGACTCGAATTGGAAAACAACCCGAACGATAGAGGGTGAAATCCGAACGTGGAATCGTAACTTCGTGCAGCTTCACCGGATGCTACTTCTGCCGCCATTGCTCAAAGGATACAAGAGAGTCTCGCAAAATTATGCAAGCGATGAGCAAGGCACGTTAATGCGTTACGCTATCGTCGACGAGCAAGCGTACGCGGCGCCACCAGCCCCAGCGATAGATTGGAGTTGCCAGCACACAGAGTCGACGACAATGATGGGAGCGAACCAAGTCGCCAATATCGTCGTGAAATTGCGTGGCGATATGGACGTCGACAAACGAGGGTTAATCGCAGCAGCAGGCAAAGTTTTATCGCTTCGACTCGTTGATTTACGGCAGCAATCGAGCAACGACCAGCAGTATTCGTCGATCATACAGGAGCTCGCGTTAGTCGATCAGGTCGACCAGCCCGAGGTTACGTTAAGAGCAACCGTGCGGTACACGACGTCGCAATACACTTGGCTTGCGATGCGGATTGAATCAATGATGGGTGGGCCATCCGGTAATTTGCAAGGGGAAAAGATCGCCGCCGGATACCCAGATTACGACGCGAAAACGTGGACAACACCGTTGCCCTACGACGGCGACAGCCCACAGGGATTGTTGCAGAACTACCTGCAATCGTCGTGCACGGGTTGGCACGGAATGATCGGAAAGGGGCAGCAGCCATACGTTTACCGACCTGAAACATCGAACAAAGAAGCATACACCGACCGCTATCCAATTCAGCGACTACCGTCGCTTGAAGGCGATCAACCAGAATGGCTCAAGCCGGACAGCCCCGGAAACGCAATAAATAACGACAAGTACAACGTATACCAGTACCCGTACACCGAATATTCGTTTGTAACAACGTGGGAGACTGCACTCGGCAAAATGCACTTGCCCCTCAGTGGCTACTCAGCGAATAGTCAGGAGCCAGCAGACGGAGCGGTTGTGCTCTCGATGAACGACGGCATCACGCGGTTGTTCTACGAAATCGAAGCAACTCGCTTCGGTCGTTACCCAGTGATCCCGCAATTTAACGACGAAATCGAGGACGAAAACGGAGTAACGTTCAAGCTACTGGACCGAAAGGTTGTGATGCGTCCCGCAGAAATAACGTCGGACGGTCGATCAAAAATTATGGGAATCGGAGTTAGCTTGGTTTACGGGGCAACGAAAAAGATCCCAGCCGACGCAATTCTTAACCCGGGAGCTCTGCCATTCGACAAAACCGACGCCAAGCAGGTCGAAGTAAATTGGTCCGACATTGTGGATAGTCAAAACCGGATGATAAATAACGTGAAAGGTACGACGTAATGGCTAATATCGTACGACGCTTTACGACGCAGATGGAAGTCTTGACGACTATGCGCGACCGGCTAATCGAAAAAGTACCAGCTTACACAGAAGCTAATTGCTTTATTCTCGACCAACCGATTCCACCAGATTTCCCGATTGGTCGCGAGTGCTGCACAATCGCACCGGGAGGCGGAGCGTTTGTCGAAGCCACGTTCGCAGGCGGCGGCTACACCACTCTGACAGAAAACGCAACGACCGTTGTTACGCCAATGGTGAGGCAGGTCCGCGACGCACCGAGAACAGCGAGCAAAGCGTTGCTATCTCAGTCCGACGGATTGCTCGAGCGAAAGTGGCAAATACTACGAGCGTTGTTGCACGGCGACTTCGACCTTTCAATTACCGACGACGCAACCGCATTAACCCGGATTTTGCTACGCGAGCAATTATCCATCCGAGTCGCAGACCCACCGGGCTTTACGCAAATCGGACAGACGCAAATGATGGGGTTAAGCATGACGTTTAATACGCCGTTTGATTGGGGCATCTTGGAAATCTAAAAATGGCCGATGTAAACATACAGTTCCAAACCGGATCGGGGGAAACCGCCGGTAATATTCCTATCGTGCTCGATATTGACGGGCAGGTAGCCAATTACCTTTCACGCCGCCTGAAGAATAGCGAGCTTCCTTGGGCGACGGACCCAGAGTTTAATTACGAGGCGATTGTAAATCACTCGACAGGTGTGATAGCGGGTCCACCGAACTTTACCGACTTGCCGGAGTGTGGAATAAATTGCTACCTGCACCCAAACGGCGCTTCGCGTTTTGGCCGTGGTCTGTTTTTAGTTTCGCATGAACATATCGGAGCGTTGATCGACACAGCTTGGGGTGTGTCGTGGGATGGAACGGGAGGATTGCCGCCAGCGGATCAGGCACAAGCCAGTCTCGTAACGCTTGAAATGACGGGCCCGAATGGTGGCAACGCTCAGTTCCCAGTAGATTTATTAACACCGATACAGCTTGACGTGACGACGGAAGGATCCGGCGAGCCGCGTCAGTTGTGGTTATGCCCAGTAGTCGATGCAAGATACAGGCTACTGCATACTCCATTCGACCCAGAGACGCTTGACGTTAAGAGCAGCACCAATAAAACGTGGGCACAGGTAGCAACAGCGTTAGTATCCGACGTTGATACACAAGTGACAGCTTTCGGCGAGGTCGATACGACGTTTCTCTACCCAGACCCCGGGTATTTCTCAACACAGCAATCTATAGCTTACGCGCTCGATCATATCGCGTTTTCGACCGGACGAAGAATAGCGTTCGATCCGGTAGCAAATCAGATTCTTATTTATGCACGCTCAAACGCCGATCAGGACTTTGATACGGCAGTCACTTCGATGCGAGCCGCAGGATTTCCAATTATTCTCGGCGAAGCAGGTGGCAATCCAGTCGCACCAACAGCACAAGAATATCGCTTCGACGCGAGGAAACTGTACGACTATTACGACAACAATTCGTGGGAAAAAAAGGACGGCACTTCGGGGAACGCCAGCGGTGATACACCAAAATTTCACACAATCTCGACGTTCTATTTAGAGTATCTCGGCGGCAACTTAGACAGCGGAAGCGAGCAAAGATTCGATGCGTTGTGTACCTCGCTATCGGAAGAAAACAGATCGTGGCAGCAAAAACAGTTTTGCGTAACTCACGCGGGAGTTCCTTCTAATTCGTCGCAGTCTTTGATGCGGAGCCCGTACACGGACTACACCTACATCAAGGTCGGATACGACGGAGACAACCCGAGTATCGCAACCACGCACAAGTCTGTACCGATTGGCGTTATCCCACAGGTAAATATCAGTCAGACACAGACTCTATACCGTCACAATCAAGAGCTCGCGAGAGTCACGCTCGGAAGCGGCGGGATCCAGCAAGGGGCGTCATCGGGGCAGGGGAACATTTCTCCGAACAAATCAGAGACTCCCTACGACGGCAATCCGCAGCAGATTACGGTAAACCTAGTAGCACCAGCCGGACAAGCCATACCAGCCGGTTCAGTGTTGTCGGTGTACTTTCAGTCAAACGATGGTTGGTACGTCGTGCAGGGTGAGGCAGGGCCGCCGGGTGGCTCGGGAGCACCGTGGATACAGTTTCGGCTTATAAACGCAGTCGGGTCAATTCAGTCTGGGCAATGGTCGGCTTACGTTCTGCAATTTAGAAATTGCGAAAACATCCTAGACGACGCAGACCAGCCTATCACGTGCGGCAGCCCAATAACTGTATACGATCCGTTTAACCTATTCCCTGACGCAGTATTTGAAGCAGATCAAAACATAACAAACTGCCTAACAGGTTCCGGGGTTACACCGCCGGGACTTGGTGGATCGGTCGGAACGGCTCATTACCGTACTCCGGCTACCGGCTGCAACAATCCGCCGGGAGAAAACCGTTGGGAAGCGGAAACTTGCACGCAAAGCGTAAACAGAATAGAGGGCACAGTGGCAATGGGGCTAAATGGCTGCATCAAAGCCGCTCCTTCTATGCCGGGTGAAACGTACCCAATCTCATTTACGCTCGATGATTTTTACTTATCGGAATCGCCCAATCGCGACTTTCCGATGGAGGCACGCGACGCTACTACAGAAGAGGGTAATTGTTGGGCAGTCGACGCAGAGAATCCCTACGCACTTACGCTGGACTCCGGCGAGCGTGTCATTCTTGAACGATGGTCGAGAAAAAACACTACTCGAGCAACTTCACCGCTCGCACCGCACAATGAAGCACAAAGCGACGTTCGTTGGGTAATTGCTGAAGTTCTGAAAAGCTACTACGGCGATCCAGAAGGCGAGATAGCGAGATACATCCTTGTTGAATTGCTCGACAGCGCAACGGGCGCGGATTTTCAGGGTCAAGGCAGCGCACAGGGCGATTACTTTGCGTTAAACGATTATTGGGAAGGAACGAACCCAGCAGCATTTGGTAACTCGTATACCGACACATGTCGACCAAAAATTGTTTTTGCGTTATCGACAGTATGCAAAGAAGCAGGCACGCAATACGTTGGGTCTTTCGACCCGGGCCGTCATCTGTATATGCTTTTTGCTACCGAATCGGCGATGCTCGGCGAACCAATCCAATTAACTTCAGTCACGCAGGCAACGGCAGCCGGTAATTGCGGTTTAACATTTACGCAGCAACAGCACTACGGATTCCCTTGCGATTTTCTACCAACAGCGTATACGTGGAATCCCGTCTTACAGCAAATTGACGTCGTTACGTCAGCCGGAACATCGGGCAATGAGCTCTGCTTATACAAGGACACAATTAGCGTTTGTAATTACGTGCAGGGGGAAACTCAGTGTATTGATATTTGTATCTGCACCGAGTGTAGTGACTACAACTGTACGTGGGTTTACGACGAAAACACAGGCTACTGGAACCAAACCGAAACTTGCCCGCAGGATTTGCCTAACTGCGATTGCACAGGTGAAGCACCGACGCAAACGCCAGCACCGGGAGACCCGACAACGGTAAGCTACCCGTGTGCGACTACTCCCGACCCTCCGAGTAATTGTATTACGTGCGATGATTGCCAGTACAGCAGCGGCGACTGCGATGCGTACGGAGTAGAGCTAACTATCGCCGACATGACAGGTACGAACGATAACAACGATACCGTTAGAATCGACTTGGCTACAGTCGTGATAACAGGGGGTGAAAATTGCACGTGGAGCGTTGAAGCCACGTGGAGAAACGTAGGAACTGGCGCATCGGTGCAAGCTACTGCGACGGCTACTATGTCTGTAAACACGGCAGTCGGTTCGTGCCCGAGCGTAAACGGCGAAGTGAGTTTTGCTTGGTCCCCAGCGAGCTTCGGGGGCATTACGTTGCCGACCAATCTGGGCGGAAGCAATACGTTTTGTAACGACACTTACGGAAACCAAGGCGGTTGCGGCGTATTGCCCAATCGACCATCACAGTTCGGAAATTGGAACGTAGTTTCAGCGACGGTTACGTGCTGCGGGGCGCAAGGCGGCCAAACCGCAGAGGAAAATTTGCGAGCGTATTTAGAAGCAAGTAAAACACAGATCGTAGCGGGCAGCGGTTTTAGCAATGCCCGGCTCGGTGGGGACGTCCCGAAACAAGTAGAAAGTTCGTTGCCGTTGGGCGATGCGTTTGCCAAGGATTACCCATTGTTCTTCCAATCGTGTGGATGCACGAAGGACGTCGTAAAAGTCATGAACAGATGGGACGCCAAAAAAAGCGAGCCGACAGACCAGCAAGCCGAAACCGTAAGTCGTACTCTTCACAAAAAACTGCCACACGAACACTCGCTCGAGTGGTCGTTGGACAAAATTAAAAACCTAATCATTACCTACACGCAAAAACACTTTGGAGATCAGTAATATGGCCGACGTTGTAGTGGTAGCAAACGACTTGGTTCGATCAGGAACGACCGGCTCAGTACGCGCGGTTGAGTTCGGCGAAGCAATCACCGCAGGTCAAATGGTGTACCAAGACGGCACAGACCAAAAATACTATTTAGCGGTCGCAACGGATCCGACAAAACCAGCGAACACGGGTCAACTTGCAATATCACTTACAACCGCAGCAGCAGATCAAACCGGAGTTGTCGCAAGAACGGACACGCAAATTGACTTCGGTGCAACGGCGCCGCTCGCTCAAGGAGAGGTTTACGTACTTTCGTCGGCGAACGCCGGGGGTATCGCGCCGGTTGCGGATTTAGCAATAGCTTCGACATTAACGATACTCGGTTACGCTATCTCGTCAGAGATTTTACTACTCGGGCTTAACGTGACAGGCGTTGCGAAAGCCTAACACTTACTACGGGGTTAAGATGAAAACTTGGCAAGAGCTATCTAACAGAGTGCGTGAGCTCGAGCGTGAACATCTCGCTTGGGAAAACGACGACTCTGCGCCGACAGTGGAGTACCAGCGACGCGAGGTAAAAGTCATTACGCAAAAGTTAGATAGGGAATGGTCGCTTCTCTGCGATGAAATACAGGGCGGCGTAGAAATCGAGGAATCGGCTTACTCGCTTGTGTTAGCATTAGACGAGTGGAGCGACGAAGTAGACAAGTTCCGCGACGATCATCACGCAAATCCCGGCGGCACGGAGGAGCTATGGAAAGCGTGGCAGAGAGCATTACAGCGAGCTCAGCGAGAGCCAACGCCAATCATGCTCGAATCCATCAGCTACCTAGCGCGAGTGCAAAAAGTAACGCCGTCGCAAATTGCCAAAATCTATCACTGGAAAGACGAGTTTAATCAACCTGACACCCGACGAGTGCTAGACGTAATTGAATCCGGCGAGGACGTTCCGACGGTCAGCCCGCATTACCAAAAGATGCAGGAAGATTTACGTGAACAATGGGAGAAGCGACAAAGCCGAAAGCAACAGAACAAGGTTGTGGTCGAAAAACCAATTAGAACCGATCCAATCATCGCACCGGAGTCGATGGAAATATTGCTCGAGCAAGGCGTTCCGAGCAAGCAAATAGCGAGAATGAAAAACGTCGATCAACAAACAGTGATTGACTACGCGAGAGAAATCGGCGTTCCGGTTGACGGACAAGCACCCAATCCATCGTTGACAGCGGAGCAGCACCTAACGGCAGTTCGCGAAAGAGATAACGAGCAACTAAGCGAAGCAAAAAAATACATGAAGGAAAGGCAGGACGCGGCAGCAATGCGCGAGGCAAACGGTGAAATAAACACCTACGAGGAAATAGGAAACTACAAAGAGCAGGTTCGGCAAATGGCTTTCGACGGTTGCACGAAAAACCAGATTGTCACGCTTCTCAAACAGCAATACCCGGACAAATGCAAACCTTCGTCGGTCAGTCAAATTATGGCAGCGATGGAGAGGGAGGCAGCCGCCAACGGGGAATAAACAGTGAGCAACAATGGCAGCAAATCGGTCGGAGTCGCTAGGCGTCAACAGAAAGACCTAGCGACTCGGGCCAATATTCGAGATTGCGACGCTCTAACAATGCACCTCGAGGGTTATTCAACCGCCGAGATTGCCGAGCGTTTGAACATCAGCGAGCGAACGGTTTACAAAGCCATAGACCGGGGCAGGGAAGCGTGGAAGCAAGAGCGAATTGAGCTACACCAAGATTTAGTCGACACAGTGTTGATGACGCAGCGGAGAATTTTGTCTCTCGCGTTTGATTCGTTCGACAAGAGCAGAACAGCAGACAATCCACCCGGGGATCCGCGTTTCCTCGCGCTCGCAGAAAAAGCAAATACCGCAATCGGCAATATCGTAGCGGCACACAAAGACGACGGTGGAAAAGTAGACACTCTCGCAAGATCGGGGCTTATCGAAGTAATCGTTCACACACGCGGAGAAATTGACTCGTTGCAACAGATGCACTATTCGGAGCTCGAAAAGATCGCGGCGAACACTATAGACGTGAAGGCAAAGAAATGATCGCATCGGCAGCAGAGGCGGTTCCCGTTCTACCTATCAGCCAAGTGCAGGCCGATTTTCTCGCGAGCGACTATCCAATTACCGCAATGGTGTGCGGTCGAGGAGGCGGCAAAACGTTTATCGGCAGCTATCGAATTATCACAAGAGCTCGGCACAACGATCACTGGATGGCAGTTAGCCCCGATGCGGGCGTGTCAATGGAAACTACCGTTCCGACGTTCATCGAAAATTGCGAAAAGCTAAACTGCCTCAACCGCGTTGTAATGAGCCCATACCCACGAATATGGTGGGAAACGCTCGACGGCGGTGAGGCACAGATCGTTTTTAGGTCGGCGGAGAAACCGGACAAGCTACGCGGTCCTAACAAAAGTGGTCTATGGCTCGACGAGGCAAGCTATCAGCCAGTTGACGCAATGCGTATTGCGAGAGCTACGTTGCGACGCGGCGGCGTGATGGGACCGACGATTCTTACAATGACACCTCGAGGCCGCTCGCATTGGACATTCGAATTGTGCTACGCACGCGCGGAAGGACATGAACAAAATCAAGTCGTTATACAAGGCATACCGTACGTTCCGAAGAAGGGTGTAAAGCTAATACAGGCGAGCACAGCGGACAATCCGTTTCTGCCAGAGGACTTCTTCGACTCGATGCAGCAAGACCTATCGCCATTGCTTGCCGCTCAGGAGCTCGGCGGTCAGTTCATTGACATTGACGGGTTAATGTTTCGGCGTGAGTGGTTTATACCCGTCGACCAAGCACCGAGAGATGCGTTGCGAGTTCGGTATTGGGACAAAGCAGCAAGCACTATCGCAACGAGCTCGTTTACGGCAGGCGTTCGCGTATCACGTTGCCCGAGAGGAATTTTCTATATTGAGGACGTTGTTCGCGGGCAATGGAGCCCAGCAGACCGCGACACTGTAATCCTGCAAACAGCAAACGCCGACAGTGATAAATTCAACGGCGAAGTGCTAATTTACGCGGAGCAGGAGGGAGGTTCGGGTGGCAAAGAAGTAATGCAGCAAATGATAAAAATGCTTGCAGGGTTTCCGGTCTATCGCGATTTAGCAAGCGGTTCGGCACAGCGAAACGTCGGCGGCGTAAAGCTACCGGGTCAGGCAAAAATAACCAGAGCGCAGCCACTAGCAGCACAGGCCGAAGCGGGAAACGTTCGGATCGTCAAAGCACCGTGGAACCAAGAATTTCTAAGCGAGCTATCCGCGTTTCCCGAATCATCTCAGGCCGACCAAGTTGACGCAGCAAGCGCGGCGTTAAACCGATTGGCGGCGCTAACACAGCCGGAAGATGCGGTCGCGGATCGAAAACGCTATGAAATCGAAAACAACAGATTTGGACAGAGCTTACAATCACTCGGAAAAAATGGGCGGCGAAATCTATACAACAGGATTCGGTAATGAGCTCATTAAGCAGACTTGCAAGACTCTCACGCGATTTTCTCCTTGGTAGACCCGGAGGGCTCGGCACTCGCAACAATCGTACAGAGGGCAGCGTTTACATCGAAAAGCCGCCAATCGAGGCAGGGCAGGGCATACGTCGAAGCCTCCGCAGACGACTCGAGGATATGGGCCTACGGTCTAGGCTTCAGCGAGTCAGGCAAGACCAAGTAATAGGCCAGCCGCAGCCCCCGGCGGTCGGAGTCGCGCCACCACCACCACCGAGGCCGCCACTTGACGATATTATCGACCCGGGAGGAAGGCTACCGCCACCGTTCCCGGCAGGTAGACGCGGATTCACCGAGGACGAATGGGTTGCCGAGTGGCAAAGAAGAAGGGCGGCAGAGCAAGAACGCGAGCGAGAATATGACGAAATCGAAACGCTTGGACGTAGCTTAGATTACGACGAGGACGAATTTCAGCTTGCAATGCAGAACGCGGTGCGGGTAACGAGCAGCAACGTTTATTCGTATTTTTGGCAGCCAGAAAGCAAAGCCTCTGGAATATTGTATGTCACGTTTCTCGCACCGGCAGTCAGCAAAAACTCCCCGAGAACCGGCCCCGGTCCTACTTACGCTTACTACGGCGTAACAACGCAAAAATACAGGCGATTCAGGACGCAAGCTATAGAATCGCCGGGATCCGCCGTATGGGACCACCTACGCGTGAGAGGAACGATTTTCGGGCATCAAGTGCAATATCGTCTTGTTGCAGTCACAGGCGAGTACGTTCCGAGAAAGGCGACGCGAAAAGGTTTCAGGACGCGGTATCTAAAACCACTTGGCAGACCAAGCCAACTTAATGCTAGACTTCCGGCGAACGCGACGAACCGAGAACGCGAGCTATACCGACGCGGCTTCCGGCGTAGCACTCTACCGGCACAGGATTACGGACAAACAGACCGAGGAACGCCGGACAGAGGCGCCCCAGACAGAGGCTAATAATGAAAAACGACGACGCAGCGTTACCAGCCGAGTTTCTATACAGCCGAGCAAAAGATCCAGCGGCAGGAACGTCGGGAGCTCCCAATTTCAGCCGCGAGATTTTGCCTCACGTCAGCAGCGTGAACGGCAGGTATGGATTAGTTAGCTATTCCTACCTATCAGCCGATCAAGCAATCGCCGACTCGCGTGAAAATGCGTATCGGATGCGTAATGATTGCGGGATTATGGAATCCCTGCACGCCCGGCAGCGAGCCGTAGCCCTGCAAAACTGGTCGATTGAACCAGAGGACTCGAGCAGCTTCGAGCAGCAGGAGCTCGTCAGGGCAATGACGGACATTTTGCAAGAAACGCCGCGATTCACAGAAATGCGTCGGTGCTTGCTCGAGGCGCTGTGGTACGGGCGGTACATGACGCTGGGGACGTTTGAAAATAAACGGATCGGCGGTATCAATCGAATTTGCTGTAACGGTTGGAGTCCGCGAAACGGAGACAAGCTAAAGTTTCGATTCGACGACGGCACGCTGAAGCACGTAAACGGCCAAGTCGGCATCAGGGTTAGCACCGCATATTCGGCACCGAGAAACTACCTCGATCCGACAACGGGCGAAGTCGTGCAAAAAGTGCAGCCAACAGAGGAAGGGCTTGTTTATTGGCTCGACAAGTGGGAACGTCGGCAGGCGGTAGTGCATAAACACATGATTGAGGACGCGCCGTTTTTCGAGCCGAAAATGGCGGGGCGAATTAACGGCGTCGGTATCCGCGACTATATCTATTGGGATTGGTACGCGATGATTGAGTGCTTGCAGAGAGTAGTCGAGTATTTAGACCGAGCAGCGTTTGGCGTAGAGATATGGCCGTACCAAGCAGGTAGCCCGGCTCAAAAAGCGGCGACGGAAAAAGCCGCCGAGGAAGCAATGGGAGGCGGAAGAACGATTATTCTCGCACCGATTCAGCCCGGCGAGGACCAAGAGCTTTACGTTCCGAGGCTAATCGAACCCGGGCTCGGTGGTATCAATACGACCATCGACATGATTCGGACGTATTGGGGCCACAAGATAAAGCGATTTATTCTCGGGCAAGTATTGAGCAGCGAAGCGGAAGCGACCGGCTTAGGTTCGGGAGTTGCCGACGCTCACCTAGCGACACTCGCAGATATTGTTCAGTATGACAGCGTAAACCTTGAAGAAACAATTACCACCGATTTTCTAAGGCCGTTGCAGTTATGGAACTTTCCCGGCAGCGCAAACATTCGCTTGCAGTTCCGAATCAGCACCGAAGAACCGGACAGTGATCGGCGGCTTGCTTCAATGAAAATGGCGTGGGATATGGGAATGAAAATAAAGGCCGACGAAGTTGCCGACACCATTGGAGTATCAATGCCAGATGCAAGCGACGAAGTTCTGCAAAACCCGGCGTTCATGCAAGCAGGGCAGGCCGCGATGGGGATGCCGGAAGTCGAATCGCAAATGGCCGCGATGCCACCGGCGGGAGTGCCAGCGTCGAAACCGATAGATTTGGGGCAGATAATCGAACAAAACAGCGCAAACGGCGCCGCAATGAAACGAGCGTTTAAGAACAGGGTGGAAACCTACCTATGAGACAAGCCTACCAACAGCTAGATGATTTTGGAAAACAAGTGGACAACGGTTACAGCCTAGAGCCACAGCCGTTGCCGAAAAAGCAACCACCACCCGTTCCAGAGAAAAAAACGACGTTCAGGGAAGCGGTAGAGGCTCAAACTCCGCAAAAACAAAAGCCAGTTGCAAAAACATCAGACCCGAGCTCATTGGACGAGTTGGATAAGCAAATGCAGGCAACGTTCGGCACGAAGCCGCTGAAACAACAGTCAGCCGAGCGTTCTGCGATGCAAAACCAAAACAAGCAACAAAGCGCACAAACAGCATCACCAAAGCCGAAAGAAAGGATGGTTATTAGTGAAGATGAATATAAAACCATCGTAAAACAAATGGGCAAAGATGGGGCGGAATTATTGCTAAGGTCGGGGCAAATCGAAAAGCAATCCGAGCCGAAGCAAAAACAGGGCAACGAAAAACAAAAGCAGGACACTCCGCAACAAACTCCGCAGCCGGAAGCGGAAAAGCAACAACAGATAGTTAAGCCACCACCACCACCGGGCCAGCGCATACCGAGCCCGCCAGTATACGAAACGACGCAAGCAGGAATCGAGTTACAAGGACAGGATCCAACGCTCGACAGCCATATCGTCGCTTCAGGTGCGTTTGATGCGACGCCGCAACAACTACAAGAGTTTGCGCAGATGCTCGGACTACCGAGCCCGGAGGCTATTGAAAACGGGCACCAGTTGCGTCTCGCAATTACACAAAGCAATGCACAGCAAACTTTACGCGACGTGCTCGCAAAAACCGGGTATCTACCGGCGGAACCGGAGCAACCGAGTATGTTTCGCGATTTTCGCAAAGGATTCGGCGAAGGGTACGCAAAAACGAGCGGGTTAAATCTTGCAAAGCGAGCGGGCGGCAAAATTCTCGACAAGGTTGCGGACGCAGCAGTAGGCAGGCTAAAAGGAAGATTCCAAGCGGGGCAATATGCAGCCGCTGGGATGAAGCCGTGGAACGAAATGACTCCGCTCGAACGTTCGGACTACAAAGACGAGGAAGATTACAACCGGCAATGCAAAAGTTACGGAAAAAAAGAAGTCGACCGACTACAAGCACAAGGTAAATCGGAAAAACCCGGTATCGAAATGCCGAGCAAAAAAGTCGATAACGAGGACGCAAAATCGGGCGATCAACTAGGTCTGTTCGGCGAAGGAAAGAAAGCAAGCAAAACGACGAAGTTCAAGCTAGAGAACGAAAAAGAAAAGGGCAAGCAAAAGCTAATGTTTGATCGAATGAACGACCATCCCGACCAGCAATCGCTTTTTAGTACGTTCGCCGAAGCCGTCGAGCGATACAGTACAGACTTAAAAAAAAAGTAGATAGGTACGGGCAAGATGATTCGATTGACGGGCAGGGAGGCCCGCAACCAACACGCATCGGGCACAACATCGGCGATACCGTCGGAGTGCCGAAATACGAAAACGTCGACGGCCAGCGACAAATTACCGGAACGTACGACTTTACGGTAACGGAACACGACGGGCACAACGCTACCCTGCACCATCCCGAAGCAGGCTCCTTTACGTTACCGAAGGACAGCGTAAAGCATTTCAGCGATGACCTAAACCAAATCACCGACGTGCCGGAGCACCCGAGCAACGCGGCGATAAACACTCTAAGAAACGGACAGGGGACGTTCCTCGGTAAGGGCGACGACGGGCTTGTTTACGACACTCACGACGGGAACGTAGCAAAAGTCACGACGGTCGTACCCTACAATCTGCAAAATTTCCGCCACCACACGCACGCAATCGCGGACGCAAGACGACAGGCCGAAATTAACAATCAAGCATACAACGAAGGGCACGACGTATTCCTTCCCCAGCAATTTGAGGAACACGGCGAAAAGGGCTTTACGATACGCCCGAAGCTAGAAATCGGCGGATCCTTGTCACCGATGCAGATTGCAGAGTATCGCGAGAAGATGCAAAAAGCGTGGGATGCAGGGTGGAGAATCAACGATTCGGTCCAGCACGGAGTCGATCCCGACGGACGTATTCGCGTGTACGACACGGGAAAGATGACGAAAGTCAGCCCATCGGACGATCCGCAAGGATTTGAGCTCGACGATTGGGGGCAGAGGACGCACGCGCGGAAGCTGATGAGCGAGCACGGGCATTACGACGAACAAAGCGATTCGGAAGATATACGCGATTTTCTAGACTCAGGGCAGCTAAAAGAACTAGCGTGGTACAACTCGCAACATGAGCCCAAGGACAAATTAAATCCGCTGGAAACGTTCGCTCCGAGTCAATGGAAAAATTTTACCGACGCAATTTATGGGCTAATTAAAAATGAAAGCGAAGAACTAGCGTTTCACGTCGATGATATTCGAGCATTGCTTGACGACATTGAGTCACAGGTCAAGGCAACACGCCAAACACAGCCCGCGTTTACAGCCAAGACCAATGACGAGAACGCTGATTTTTGGATTACGCGAAAGGGCAGCGAAAAAACAGTAGGAACGCCGCATAAAGATTTTCGCGAGGAAAGCATCGGCATTACGGTCGACAAAAATCAGCTTGACCCAGCGTATGCGTTTTATTTGTTCCAGCACGTCAAAGATAACTTGAAGTTTTGGGAGCCGCGTTCAAAGGGCACACTAAATCTAAAAAACATTACGTTGAGAGACGTAAAAGAGCTCGCAAAGCAAGTAGCACCGGCGGACACAAAGCCAGTACCGAAAGGTTACGAAAGAATACTGCCGCTACAAAAGGCTATCGACAAATACGAAAGCGAAACGGCTAATCGCGTGCTCGACAAGCGATTACTAAACGCACAAGCAATTTTCGACAATCTAGTTACAGAATACCAGCAGTACGACGACGACGACCTACCGCACGGCGAAAGCCTAGACGGATATATCTACGATAAAGAATTGTTTGCCGAGTTTATACCAGACCTCGATGATGAAACATTGGCGCAACTTGCGTTTGCCGCGTATAGAACCGGCGTTTATCACAACGAGGACAATTTGTTACTTGCCGGGTTTGAGATAGATCCAGCCGAGTTGCTAGGAAACAACAAAACTAGCAATGCACTACGTCAAGTAATCGAATTGCAAAAAAACAGAGGGTTAAACGAAAGAGGTCAGGAGTTGCTGGGCGGCGAATCAGACGACGAAGAAGATTATTACTCAGCACAATACGCGGCAGAGGACGACCCGATCAATCCAGACAATTTGACCGACGGAACAGAACCCGAGCCGGATAGGGCTTACAAAAACTTAGAGATCACAAAACCAACGGGCAGGAAGTTCGAAGAAGGGTTCGGGTCAACGCAAACATTAGGCATACCGAACTACACACAAAACGAAGCGGTAGTGCAGCCGGAAGATTTTAAAGAGTTCGACCACAAATCGTACATGCAGCAGCCTATTTCAAAAAACGACGGGGCCAAACTAATTAGCGACTACGAATACCACCTCGACGGAGAACATTCTTGGGGCAGCGACGACGAAGAAAATAAAAAGCATTATCTCGACCGCTCGCACATTGTTCCAGATTTGTTTCCTCGAGACAGCAAATTGCAAGAACTATACAAGCGGGTGCACCGAGCCGACAACGACCACCCAGACGAAGAAAACGACGAATACTACTATCACGTTACTCAGGCACCTAACGCCGCTACCTACCTAAGCGAAGATAACCTACAAGACCAAGATCCAGCCGGATTTAATTTGATCGAGAAAAAGAATTTGCGGTATTGGTTGAGTTATAACGCACACAAACAGAGGCAATACCATATCAATCGGCACAAACTTGCCTACGAGAAAGAACCGCTAGAAGAAGGGCAAGAACGTTTACAGAACAAACAAGCAGCAGAACATTTTTTTAACTGGGAGCAAGCAGCAAAAAGTTCACCACTAGACTTCGACGACATACAGGTGCACCGCATACCGAAAAGCAAAATACAGCCGTACGTCGCTACCGAATACAAGTACCGCTCACTGTATGAGAGGCAGTATCCCGTATTCACTTCTAACACGCACATAAAGCAGCGAGTGAGGGAGGCAAGAGAAGCAATCGGAAAGGTTCAAAAGATGGGATCCGATGATCGCAAAGAATTAGATGACCTATCCAAAGAAAAAACACGTCTCGAGGGAAGTGCAGAGTTGCACCGAAATCGGACACAGGTAGATGCAGTTAATTTATACGACACATTAAGGCAGACACAAAATTTCTTAGAAAATGAAGTCAGGAAAGAATACGAAGGTTTAACCGAGGAGGAGGTTGGTTTCGACCCAGAAAAAACAGATGCAGACGGGAAACCGCAAGTCGTTTACGCCTTATACGGACATTTCTTTGAAAGAGACGAAAACGGCCTTCCGAAAAAAACAAAGTATGAAATCCTACGCGGACCAATCAGCAAGTCATTGGTCGACCAACGCAGCCCACTCGACGTTCTACGTGACAGAGCACTAATGGCGGGCATCATGCCGTGGGACAAAATTCCATTTGAACAAGAAAAACTGATCCCAGACTACAAGTACAACCTGCAAATTTACGATCAACACAAACTGAACGTAGAGAAAAAGGTTTATGGAGAAGCAAACTTTGGTTACGGCGACGAAAGTGGCAGGCAGGCGTACGAAAGAATGGTAAACGCAGCATCACGGGTGCAGCGGGCCGCCTTGCGGTACGACCCTAATGACGCCTTAGCGTTAGCAGCGGAACTAGATGAAGCCGCAAAGTTGTTTCCAGAGTCGGGTGCTTTAAGCAGCAATGACAAAAGGGTAATCAATGACCTCTACCAGCAAGCGAGAGATTACAGTCTATCCGCCGAAGAGAATCGCCAGTGGAGAAGCGAAACCGACGAGCGAAGAACAGAGCTATTAACAAAGGCTGCCAGAAACCAGCTAGAGGAAATGCAACTAAAAGTAGCAAGCAATCCAGAATATCACCGATGGGCAGGCAATAACAAAGCAGTCGACGAAGAGGGCCTACCGCTCATTATATTTCACGGAACATCGTACGGCGGATTCGGAGAAATGGCAGGTAGCGACGTTGAAGGACACGTGTATGGGTCCACAAACGTTGACGTTGCCGCTTCATACACAGGTGGAAGGTACACCGATGACATTACACCCGTGTTAGCTACAAGTGTAGAAGATATAGCCTCCTCGCTTGCGAACAGCCATAAATATCAACTTTTGCAATTTTACTCGCCGGAAAAAGGAATGACGCGATATGCAGTCGTCAGAGCATCCTCGAAAGATGTACCAGACCTCGCACTATTAGCAAACAGAGACAAGCTAATTCCGATGGTTTCGGAAGATGAGTTGATTGTGAGATGGAATCAATGGATTTCTGAATCCGGTATAGATGCAAGAATTGGCACGCGCGGCGTTTACCCTCTTGTATTCAGAATCAACAACCCGTTAGTCGTCGAGGGCGGAAGGAGTAACTGGCACGAAATACCAGTGGCGCCAAGCGTTCGATCCCTCGACGCTCAAGAACTTTTGCAGGTTCCATTTGTTGCCGAACAGCTTTACGGGAGCTACGACGGCATGACCGCCGAACTAGCGGATGACCTTGACGGTTACTTTCGGGAAGTTTTATCGGAAAATTATTTCACCGACGAAGAAATAGAAAATTCTCACGAATACAAAGAGTTTTTAGAAGCCCTTGATAATGCCGACTGGAATTACCCCTATGGCTTAGCAAAAGTAATTGATATGGCGGCGGGATGGGGTCCAGCCTCAGACTTAGTAGAGGACATATTTGAAATTAAAATGGCTATGTCGACGCGAGAGTGGGCGGAGTATGCCGAGCAGGAAGGGCATGACGGAATCATATTTCAAGACATTACGGATATGGGTTCAGCGGGCTCGACGCCGGTATCGGCGGACGTGTTTGTAGCTTTCGGTTACGAAAACGTAAAATCGGCACACAACATTGGAACATTCGAAGAAGAAACACCGAGGGGCAGTAAACTTTTGTATTCGGCGGCTAGTTAAATGAAAACTTTTGCACAAGCAGTTGCGGACTTTCTCGATCAATACTGGACCAACGAGAAACAGGGACGTTTTATATCAGTCGACCCGGACGGCGACGGAGATAAACAAGCTATATGGGTGCAGGATGATGGAACAGTAAATCCACGCAGCGACAAACCCGGTAAGTGGAAAGGCTACGAACCCGAGGTAATAGATAAGCCCGAAAAAGGCAAACCAAAATACAAAATTAAAGACATTGGCTTGCGACCGTTCGTTTTGCAGGAACCACAAAAAAACAAGGACGGTACGGTACGGAAGAACAGCAAACCAAAGTTGAAGCAAAGCGAAGCCGTAAAGAAAGTGATGCGATTCGACCGAGAAACCGGCGAATGGCGTGCACTTACCAAATCGGGACAGCTAATAGACCGAAAAAAAAGGGAAAGTTTCGACGACGTAGCAAAGTCACGGGCGTTTGAAGAAGGTTACGAACCAACACCAAGCGACATTGCGAGAGTCAAAGAGTTAGCAAAGCAAATCCAAAAAGAGACTAACGAACGATCACAAGAAATCGTCGATGCAATGCGACAGCTATTCTCAAACCGGCCCGGTGGGTTGTCGGCGTGGCAAGCAAGAGCACGCGCGGCTAATGACATTCGCGGACTCGAGGATTTTGGCATCGACCAAATTATCAGCGGGCAAACGTATTCAGACGACGAAACTAACTTACTGCCGATTATTCGTGCGCACGCCGGATACTTAATGCAGGGCGGAGACGACGACGAGCAAGCCGTATTTGAAGCGTTGCGAAAACCGCTACCGAAGCCAGTCGCTCTAAACAATCCCGCTATCGTGGAACGTGCCGGAACGCTTTACGCAGAGGAACGCGAGCAAGACAGCGAGCTCGAGCAAGACTACTCGAGAGGTTTTATTGATTTACTAAATCAAAAACAGGAGTTGTTTGAGCAGAACGCAGACTACGAGGAAATAGCCGATATAGAGCGACAAATGCAATCGCAGTACACCGACGACTTCAATCGTTGGTATGGAGATGATGAAGAAATATGGGGCGACGAAGAAGAAGCAGACCAGAACGATTTTACTTCAGTCCCGTTTCAAGCGACTTCATTCGCGGACGCCGTTGAGTTCTACAAAGCAAACGACAATGGCCGATTTATCACCGTGCGCCCAAATGACGAGGAAGAAGGCCACGTAATATTCGTCACAGACGACGGAGTGGTAAACCCGAAAAGCAAAAACCCCGGTGAGTGGAAAAAGTTTAAGACGTCGAAGCCGAACCGCGTCGAAAAAGGAGAAGAAGGGGCCGGGAGATTTGCGAGCACGACCGAAAAAATGCAAAACGCGAGGGATAAGTACGTAGAACAAAAGGGAAAAGTCTCGACGACCTATAAAAAATCATTTGATTCAGTTGTAAAGCGACTTGGCGGAAGCGAAAAGATATTGAACGCGCCGCTCAAAGAATTGGACGCCACGCAAGTTACCGCACGCGCAATACTGGAACACAAACAAGCGGTCGAAGAACTGAAACGGAGCAAGGGAGAAGTCGCAAAGATATTCAAAAAACACGTTTTCGATTCGGGAAAATCGTTCTTAGATTCAGAGACGATCCGCGAGTTGCAAACTGAAATATCGCAGGTCGAAGGATGGCAAAAACAGCTTAAAGGTATGCTGAAAAAGATCGGCAAAGACAAAGACTACTCAGTGGACTACGACCAGCCGAGCAGAGGGCTATTACGGGCGTTCGAGTTTACGACAAAAGCCAATACGAATAGCGAGCAAACGTGGGGATATACAGTTGCCAATTTCAGCGTGTTCGACGGCCAAGCACTCGACACGCTAATGACAAAGCACCGTAACGCAGTCCGCAAAGCCGTCAAAGCGGGAGAGGACGTACCGGCCTACATCACAGACACATATTCGCACCTTCCTTGGGCACCGGGCGAACAGACCTCGAAGAAAAGCGAGCCGTACGTAAAGTGGTTGGACGACCACAAAAAAACCGGAAAGTTCCGCGTTCAAGCGAGCGAAGGAAGAAAGCTACGCAAGCAAGCCAACGACGCGGTAGACAGCTATCGCAAGAGCTTATTGTCAAAAAACAAGTCGATGAATACAGAGCTAACGTCGCTGAAAGACGAGCTCAATCAAATGAGAGACACATATTGGAAAGAAAAATTATTTAACGACGAAACGAAGCTCGAGGCTTACCACACAAAATCCGACGAGTTGAAGCAAAAGATAGCCACGATTGAAAGAGAGATGCGGACGTTGCTGCGAACCGAAATTGACAAAATGCCTAGCAATCGGAAAAGACCAGTCGGAAAACGAGCCATTGACGCAAAGCTAAAAGGCAATACGCAAGTTTCGCAGCAAAGTCTCGATGCAGCGGTAGATTGGCTCGAGCACGTATCAGGGGGAGCGCTCACAAATTACAGCGTGGACGTAACGACAGCGAAGCCGTCGGACGGCGTATATTACAACAGGAGCGCTTATTTTTTCGACCAAGACACCGTAAAGATGTCGCCACGACAATCGAATAACACGGCAATTCTTATTCACGAATTATGCCATTCAATCGACCACAAGACTGCAATCGGACCAAAGACAAAAGCGTTTCAGTCGGCAGCGATTCAAAAGCACAAAACAAGAGCGCTCGGCAAACGATACGAAACGTGGGAAATAGGTTCACAAAACGGATTCAATGATGCCTACACCGGCAAATACTACAACGGCGGAAGATCGTCGGAAGTTTTGACGATGGGAGCGCAGAAACTTTACGAGAATTGGATCGAATTAGCCGAAAAGAGCCCCGACCACTTCAATTACACCATAGCAGCCCTAAGAGGATTGATATGAAAGCCGAGCCAAGCGACATGATTGCGGAAATACTACCGCTCGCAAAAATACACACCTCAAACGGCGATTGCTTAGTGTTAATGGGCGATGGCAGTTGGTACAGCAACGACGAACAGTTAGCCGATTCGGTAAATGATTTTGCTAGTTTTGAGCACTACAAACCGGAATACGGCGATCCGAAAAAATGGGCGACGATGACGGCACACGAAAAGATACGGGGCACGCTATCAATCTATTTTGCAGACGCCGAGGCTCGCGAACCCGGCGCTGATTACGGTATTGATTTGTAATAGCTTGCAATGAATCGAAAAAAAGGGTTAAAACCACAAAATGGTTACAGCAGTACAGCCACAAATGCCAGTTCCGCAAGCGAATGAATCGGAAGAGGATTTTATCGTGCGGTCGCATTATGCACTTGCGTCGGTATTACCGGATCCGGGGCAACGAAACAGCGTAATATGGCAAGCGTGGGACAACGCTCGCGGCAACGAGATGTACGCTCGAGCGGCTCAGTATTTCGGAGCCGAGCAATACTCGCCGACGGAGCCGCGACCGTTTTTTATGGAGCACGAAAAAGTTAATTACGGGCCAGACGGCTCCGAGCAAATCACAAACTACGATTTGAGCGAATTAACAAAGATCGTTCGCGAAAACAATCACAGAATACAAGACACCGATGCGTACACCGCGTTAGTCGACAAACACACGCTTCCACCACCGTATCGCGACCCAGATCCACCAAAAAACCTTGGTTTCGTCGGACCATACAGGCTCGGAATGGTCGGAAGAAAGAACCCAAGATGGGGCATTTTTGCGAACGAATGGCAGCGTAACGACAAAACCGAACAGTTGCGCGACAGGCCAAATCGTTCGGTCGAAGTGTTGCAGTTGAAAGCTAACGGTCGTAGGTATATCGACCCCATCGCCGCGTTGTCGGAAGCACCGCGATTGCCACTTCCGACCACCGCGCAGTATGCCGCCGATTCAGACTCCGAAGCGATAACCGTCGAGCGATACGACGCGACACCAGCGATAGCGTCGTTTCCGGGCGGCTCTAATACACGACTAAAAACAGCAAAAAAAGGCAAATCAGATATGTACGGCAGTACCCCCGTCGACCAAGACATGATTCGCGAAGTGCTCAACGCTTTAATGAGCACCGAGGAATGGCAGACGATTAGCAACGCCGCCGCAATGATTGGAGACGAACAGCCCGTCAACACCGGCCAAGATGAGCTCGGGGATATGCCTATGGATGATCCAATGGCGGGCGGGATGCCGGAGCCACCGATGGCGGAGCCCGACCCGATGATGGGCGACCCGATGATGGAAGGCGGCGAAATGGAGGAGGAGTACGTGCAGGAGGACGTCGAAGATGCACCAATGCCCATCGAGCAAAACGGCGTAGGTCAGATGGGGCTGACGACCGCGATGCAGGGGATCCACGCGAACAACATGCTAAACAACCAAGCCGGTTCAGCAATGCGAAAAGGCGTTGATCGAAACGTCGCACCGGCGTTAGCGGCAGCCGGACGAGTTGCAGCAGGCACAGCCGCGAGAGCAGCAGGAGGCACAGCAGCACGGACGGCGGGCGGCGCGGCAGCACGTGGCGGCGCAAAAAAGGGACTAACGCAATCCGCAAAAGAGATTGGCTCGGATATGGCAGTCGACGCCGTGGCGAACAAAATTCAGGGGATGGGCGGAGGCGGAGGCGGCTCAGAAGAAAAGAAGCCGGGTATTTTGGCTCGCATACTCGCAGGACCGGGAGCGCAAGACGCCGCCGCAGCACCACCAGCACAATTCGGAGCCACTAAGGGCTATCACCGTTATTCCACTACCGCAGAGGACAATTCTATGCGACGCGACCAGTATGCAGCCTTAACCGCTGAAAACCAGCAAATGCGATCCGAGCTAAACGAGCTCAAAAAGCACAACGACTCTTTGCTAACCGAGCAAGCGCAGATGTACGCAGCCACGCAGCACGAAGTTGTGCAGCTACGCCAGAACGCAATCGACGCAGAGCGAAAGGAGCGTTTGACTCACCTCGCGCACCAATACTCAGCCGTCAATCTCAAAAACGAGATGGACGAGTGCTTGTATGCAAACGGCTCAGAAATGGATAACGACGAGTTTGAAAAGCGAGTAGAGCTTATCCAGCATTACGCAGCAGCGTCGGCACCAGCTTCGCCGATGATCCCACTCGGGTACGACGGCACTCTCGCCGCAGGCGACGTAAACAGCGATAAATTTGCGGCAAAAGTTGCAGACAGAGCTCTTGATCTAGTAAACGCTGGAATCAAAGCCGGAAAACGACTTTCTTATCAAGAGGCAGTATCGCAAGCGAAAACCGAGCTATCAGAATAGACCAAAAACAACCCTTAAACAGAGGAAGCGAAAATGGCCGGTAACGGACAACAATTTAAAGCAGGGGCAAATATCAATCCGAGCGTGTTCGTCAAACTATCAGCCGATAACAAAGTCATTACGGCAGGCGCGACGGACGAAGCAATCGGAGTGATGCACGAGAGCTTATGGGACGCACCGATCCCCGGAAACACAAACACGTACGCTGTACCCAGCGGTCAGAGCAAGCGTGTATATCAAGCGACTGAAAGTTGCGAAGTAATTGCTGGCGCAAACCTTACCGCCGGGCAACTTGTCGCTCCCGACTCAAACGGGCACGGAATCGTTGCCGCAGTCGGCTCGGGCCTTGCCTACGCCGGAGTTTGCACGCAAGGAGCAGACGCAGGCGGTCGAGCAAAAATTCTAGTAACCATCGGAATTGCTTAGACAAACTTTAGATTCGTCCCGGGCGGGGGCGCGAACACAACTAACACCCCACCCAAATAGGACGAAAAAATGGCATACGCTTATCCCGGCGGTAATAACACCTTCGTAAAGGATCTCGATGCGTCGGGACGCCTTATTACTGAATTTTCACGTAACCCAGACGATTTTGCGTTAAACAGCTATATCCAGCTAAGCAACGTCAACAAATCGAGCGGTTACTATCTAAAAATCACGCCTGAAGAAGCGGCGCGTGTTTTGAGCTCCGATCTAGCCGAGTTCGTATGGCCGGACGGTTCGCCACGACCCGAGCGAAACAACGGCACAGAGTCGTTTACGTTCGCTGATTACCAGACCGAGCGTTACAACTTCGACTTTACTATCGGTCGAAAAAGTGCGGAGCAAGCGGACTGGAACATCGTCGAGTCGCACGCTCGCATCAAAGCGCAGCAGGCAATGACGGCTCGCACGCAACAAGTTCACGGCTTGCTGCAAGCTGCCGGAACTTGGGCAACCGATCACTCGAGCGACGTAGTTTCTATCCCCGGAAACACCGGCACGTGGGATCAATCGACCGTCGCAAGACAGGACATCAAACGCTCGCTTGCCTTTGCGGTCGAAAAAGTGATGATTGCAACGCTTTCGGTCGTTCGCCGAAAGGACTTGCAGTTGGTTCTAAGTCCACACGCAGCGCACGCAATGGCGGAGTCGCAAGAGATTGTGGACCACATCAAGAGCAGCCCGGACGCCTACAGCCAAGTTAAGGGCGAAGTAGGAAAATGGGGCGAGTACGGTCTACCCGACAATTTGTATGGTATTCCTATCGTTGTAGAGGATGCGGTCAAGGTTAGCAGCAAGCGTGGCGCGACGCTTGCAAGCGGCTTCCTATGCGATCCGGTGCAAGCATACCTACTCGCGCGACCCGGCAGCCTCGTCGCCGAATCCGGTGGACCATCTTTCTCGAGCGTACACTTGTTCGTTCAGGAGGACATGACCGTTTACACCAAAGACGATGAAGATAATCGCCGCACCGTCGGTAACGTCGTCGACGACTTCGACGTTGTTGCAACGGCACCAGCTTCCGCGTTCCGATTCACTAATTGCGTTCAACCGTAGGTGAATTATGGCTTACGCCGACGGCAATGATTTAGCAGCACGCTACGACATAGATTGGGTGGGTGATCTTGCGACCGATAATCGCGAGCACCTATCCCGTGGCGCTATTGCTACACACCCGTCGGTTTTGGCCGCTCTCGACGGAGCATCGGGACAAGTTCAAGCCGCCTTAATTCAGGGCGGCCAATACACTGTGGACGACCTATCGACGCTTACAGGCGTCAACAAAGCGTATCTCGCAGACCTTGTTTGCGGGCTTGCGATCATTCGCCTATACGAGCGACGCGGCGAATCCATACCGGCAAACGCCGAAGCGTCGCAGCAAAAGTGGTGGACGTTGCTAGACAAACTGGCAAACGGGCAAAACATCTTCAATTTGCCCAAACAACTCGACGCAACGATCATCGACCACGCGGGCCCAACAGCGGTTCAGCTACAGAACCGAAACGACTTGACAGTACGATCAAAGCAATTCCCGCCACCAATAACACGATTACCGACCGCGCAAGGCGGAGGAACCTAATATGGCACTCAGAAAAGGACGCGTTGCACCTCAGGCAGTCGGAAATCTTCCAGACCCGAACGCGGGCGCGGGAACAGAACAAAACAACTCAGTCGACGTTAAGATTTCCGGTGCCGTCAATATTTACATCGGCGACACGATGAGCCAGACAGGGCAACTTTACTGGATGGGGCAGCAGATCGACGACACAGCTATCGTAACGCGAGAGTTTTTCAACGACGTTCCAGCAGATTCGCACGGTGGTCCGCAAGGTCCGCCGATTGATCGGCAGGTTCTAGGCCGAATAGTGCAGTTGTCGTTCAATCTTTCAACTTGGAGCCAGCGAACGCGAACGTGGATTGAGCAACAGAACTATTACTCAGTTCCCGGCGCGATTTACGATTGGGAAGTCGGCGAACCGTTGTTTCAGACTCACGGTTTTAGAATAGTTCTCGTTCCGGCACGCGACAATCGCATCACAGCAGCCGTTCCCGCGAGCAAAGCGCAAGATTGGTTTTGCTACAACTTTCCACTCTGTGTAATGGCTGGGCCAATCGAAGCGAGCCAAAGCACCAAATTTACGACTCTAAGTTTCACGATGGAAGCGCACCGGGTGCCCCAAATGAACAACACATTAAGCGGCGTTATTTGGAATCGTGACGTCACCGGGGTGAACGAAGCAGTTGCAGCACAGCAAGCAGAAATGCAAGCACAATACGACGCGATACTTGCCGAGCGAGCAAAAACCGCCCCCGTGGTGGAGGAATAAGCAGCGGCTTGCGGGTTCCCCTTCCCTTCGCCACCGGCCCGCAGGTCGTTGCTATCATCGCAATCGCGAGAAATGCTCGGTTGCGATATGGCATACCATCGTCACATCGTCAGAATCGCGAGTATTGGTCGTTCTGCCGCCGTAATGCAAATTAATTTTGCTTGGCTCGATTTTGGTGTAATAGCACTCACCGCTCGCGTCTCTCACGACGAGCAAAGTGTCGAGCCCGAAAGTTCGTAGATAGAACAACGCTCTTTCAATTTTCGTCGTCCCGAACATAAGAGTTGGGAATTTTCCGAATTTGTGGTTTCTGCACTTTATTTCCACAAACGCAACCGGCTTTTCGTCTCGGATAGCCGCATAATCTAGTTTTTCGTATGCAGCTAGTTTTTCTAGTTTGCAACTCCACGCTTTTTCGCACGCTTGCCGTACTTCCGCTTCGCGTTGCATATCTTCGGGAGTTTCATACCGTGGCCGCGACATACAAGAGCACCTGCAATCATTGTGGGAAACGTAATTCAAACGGGAAAACCATCTGCAATAAGTGTTTGTGCGAGAAATGCAGCAGACTAATCGTACTTTGCGAGTGCAAAAAAGTGGACAAAACGTAAAACCGAAAATGTCCATATTTATTTCGTGCCGCAACACCTGTGACATGTCACAAGTGTCACAAGTGTCACAGATTCGTCATTATCCTCGGAATTTCGGACGCTAAATCTCCGAATCTCCGAATGTCCGAATGTCCGAAAATGTCCGAGAATCCGGTTTGAATCCGGTTTGAATCCGGTTTGAATCCGGTTTGAATCCGGTTTCCACAAATCGGACCAAAATCGGACCAAATCGGACCACCGGCTCGAAATTTAAGAATTTCCTCTTTGACTGGCGTTGACACGTGAAAAATCCGATATTATCTTACGTTCTCACGTTTCACTCACACGAAGGGCAGAGAAATGAACACCACAGAAAGATACGTCGCAATTCTTCAGCATTTTAGCGTCGAAGAAAACGTTGTCGCTTTTATGCGAACAACCGAGTGGTCGTGCTATTTGTACGACAACTTCGAAGTTAGCCCAAACGACGTGACCGAGGAGTTTTGGTACGACCACATGATGAAACGCGCAGCGGAGGCGTGGACAAAGCTAAAAAGCAAGCGACGAGCAAAACTCGTCGACCAAACATTCGACAAGTATGAAAAACGCAACATGCGTGATAACGCTCACTTTTTAGAAGTGTAATTGGCGTTGACACGTGACACAGCCGAAGCTAAATTCTATATTCTCACGTTTCAGTTCATTTCACGAAAGGGTAATCAATGAACAAAGAGCCAATGTATATCGACATCGTGTTCGCAGACCACGTTTACACGGCGACGGTCTACGACATGCCTCAGTTGCGTCGATTTTGCTCGGAGTGCGTTCAGCAGCGCAGAGATTTCCGATTCGGCAAAATTCACCAATATGGATCCATACGCAAAAGCTATATCTGCCACGTGCTAAACCAGATACGAGAATTTGCGACGTACGACAGGTGGTTGAACCTATGAGCGAAGTAGTCAAAAGATTAGCCGCGTTGCGAGATCAATCCGAGGGGGAAATCAAAAAAGCCCTTCGTGCGGCGATTTGCAAAATCGAACGGCAAAATAAGCAAATTCACAGACTTAGAAAAAAACTGAAAGATCAAAAATGAAGAACCTAAAAATCATTGCTCACTTCCGCAACGAGGACATGCGACGCGATTTTACGCAAGAAGTTGTGAAATGGGAGAACCGCTGCGAAATCACAAACGAGGAGGGATTATCAGTGACTTATGAGTTTTCCGCTTACACGCCGTACGAGGAAAAGTGCCTACTGCGAACGTTCGACGCATTGCACGCAGACCAAATTCTCGAGGATTACGAAATTGTTTTCGGACCCTACGAGCTAATCGAGCAGTAAACAAAGAAAGGAAGGAAAGACATGAAAAAATTTACAGTCAAAGCGTGGAGCGGCAGCGTCGATGACAGGGTATCCGTTAAGTCGTTTGCCAAAGTATACGAAGCAGATCAGTACGCAGCAGGACTGCGAGCTTCTGGTCGTTACAAGTTAATTTCAGTCGTATGCGAGTCGTTAAATCAGGTGATCGGACTCTACACGTTTCACCAACAGGGGAAATGAAATGAAAGAACACATGCAGCAAAGTTTTCGCTGGAAAGCGAGAGGGACGGTAGTCACAGCGAAGCACGTATACAACACATACAACGAGTGGATTTGCTTAGTCGATCTAGCAAACGAGTTTTGCGTATGTCGATATGTAAGCAGACGCGAAGAATGGATCTGCGGTCGCTATTTTGACAGTCTTTCAGCAGCAAGGGCCGCGTACGAAAGCACAGGATCTATCGACATCACAGTAGATCAGTGATAGTGACACGTGATTGACACGTGACAAGGATTTTGGTAAATTACGGTTTTGACGCTCACACGAAAGGTAAAGCAATGAGCAAAGTTAGTTACGAGTACGAGTGGCACCTCGAAGAACACGTGTATTACAACGCGTCGTACAATGGAAACGGTTTCGATCCAGCTTCCAGCGACATAGAAGCAACGCATATCTTTTCAGCAAACCGCAATGACGACGAATTGCGTGTCATGCTCCGTTGGTTGGCAGAATGGCACCAAGGCGAGCCGAGCGACAAATGGGTGCCGGACCAGCCGAAGGGTTCAGCAAACGAAATCGTGGGGTACGAAATTAGCTTGTTGTGCAGGAAATACGGCGACGGCAGGCTATTGCAGCAAGGATACGCGTACGTAGATCAATCTAACTGGACACTCGACAAGTATT